TATTTTGTTTTACCTTCTGATCTGTAGGCATGTAAGAAACTAGCTCTTGGTGTTCCTTCAATCCAACTTGCATGGATCCACCCGCTGTTAGGTTCACCTGGAGTGTAGAACTCGAGGATGAGCTGGTCTGGTGAAAGGTTTGATTTGATCCAATCAAAAAGTTCAGCGTTGTCTGTGCCTACCACTTCGAAATCTGCGGCCTCTGCACGTGCATGCTGTGATCTAGCAGAACTACCAATAGCCTCGCATAATTCTACGCTACGAAACCCGCTCGTTATCTTGACCCTGCCGAAATGATCACGTACCGGCTGCAAAATATTTTCACACAGTGCTTTTAATTTTTCTATTTGTTCTGCGTTAGGGTTGTTGTTGATACCCTTACGGATCGCTGTATCTGATTTGATTAATTCTGATAAAGTAAAATTACGTGACAGATTCATTTTTATACCTCTTCCTATCGTATCGTTTTTTGTTTTTAATTACAAGTTGCTTGAAGCGTGGTGTACGAAGCATTTTTGCAATCTTATTGGACAATGAGTTTCTTGATTGATTTTGAGCCATCTATATTTAATTCTAATTCTGCTGAACCAGTATAACATTTATAAGATACAGTTTCTGAATACTGTCTCTCCGCCTGGCGCTTACCACGTAAACACGTAGCCATCGATTCTTGAATACGTGCTTCACTTATACTTCCATTAACAAACATAAGTAAGGCTACCACAGATTCGATCATATTATTTTACCTTTGTTTTGACCTTGCTTGATAACATATTTTTGTGTACCATGCTTGCCAGTTTCTACTTCTTTTTTTAAATTTTTTACAAAGCTCATTTGTTTAGCTTTCTTTTCCATATCTTCAAGATACTGTACAATTTTTCTAGTGACTCGTTCCATTTTTATATACTATCTCTCTGTTGGCATCTTTTAATTCTTCTACATCTACTAATAATTTATTGATCTGACCTTCCATAAATTCTATTTTTAATTTATTACTCATGTTCATTTCAATATTTTGTTGTAGTTTTTCTACTTGTTTATATAGATCTTCGATTAACATGAACTGCTCAGAATCAGCGGGCAATGAACCTAGTTGTCCACGTGGCCATTTAATTCTAAAGTCTGTATTTTCTGTCAGATCTTTTTCCATCAACTCTAATCTTGTGCTGTGCTGGTTAAGACGCTCTACCATGTTGAAATAGCCCATGGTGCCGAGAGCAACGATTATAATTAGAGAGACTACCGTTTTCATCGGCATCTGTACGGCTGCCTCTTCTCCGATATGTAATGGTTTATTAGACACTAGGTCCTCCTAAAATAGCCAGGAGAATAAATAAAATTATTAATATAGCTGTAAATTTATAATTCATCCTGGCTATCTCCATAATTATACTAACCCAATCCAGCTTTTAATTTTTTTCCAAATTCTTTTTAACATATTATCCTCCTCTTTTAAGACTAATAGATCTCCATGAATATGTCCACAATGAGGACATACTTTGTCTACGTTTATAGGCGATATTACAAAACCTAATCCACAATTTTCACACTTCATTTTTTCTTCTCCTCTATTTCATAGAAAAACTTGTCGGTATCTTCTGTACGCCAAGCTCTACTATCTTCTACATTCCATTCAGAAGTCTGCACTTTCCAATCAGGTATATCATCTTTTACAGTAAAAGAAGGGATATCCCAGATACATCTATTGTTTGGCTGTGCTGCATAATTACCATCATCTAGTGCAATTATGTGAGCGCACTTGTGTTCGTGCGGGATCTCTGAATGATCAGTGTCAAGTATATTAGACTCTGGATGAGCGAAGTCAACCGTAAATAAGTATTTACCTGCGTGCCATTTTTTATCTTTTCCGATATACTTACCGGCTTGTCCGTCTAGTATATCCCAACGATGAACAGAAGGATAATAAGAAAAACAATTCCAGAGCTGTAATTCATCAAGTCTTCTTCTGGGCACTCTATCGACTTCAAATCCCTGTTGAATAAACGCGCTAATTGGTAAGCGATAAAATACTGCACCATTTTCCATAATAGCATGAAATAATACAGGGTGACCTGTAAGAGCGCTAAGACCGAAGATAATACAGTCTTCAACTTCTCCATGATGTTTTTTAAGATCATATAAATATTCTCTCCTTATCTGTGCGTATGTCGGGGGTATGTTTGCATTTAAATAAGCCATAATAAATCATTTTATGGATCCCCAATTTGGACCCGCTTCGTAGTCTACTTTATTTGGTATCTTTAAGTCAACTGCGTTTTCCATCACATCTTTTATTTTAGCTGCTTCTTCATCACTACTTACAGATATATCTAATTCATCATGCACCTGTATGTGTGGTGTGATACCTTCTTTATATAATTCTAACATAGCTTTCTTGGTCATGTCAGCTGCTGATCCTTGTATCAATTTATTTAATGCTTTATAAGTAAAAGCTCTACGAGTTGGGTTGTTGTGCCAATAATTTTTTTTAGGATTTCCATCTTTGTCTTTTAATATTTCTCCTTCATCATCTTTTAAATATTCACCCATTTTCTGTAAGTCCTGCATACGTTCTTCATCTTCTGCTGGAATATATTTACCCCAGTCACTACCACGAAGTATTGGTTCGTATTTAGGAAATCTACAACGTCTACCTAATAAAGTTTTAATCTGTCCTTTATTAGCTCCCGCTTTCATAACTTCATTCATTAATTGTTTTACGAATGGAACTCTTGAGTGATATTTATCAAATAATTCCTCTGCTTTAAATTTAGATACACCTAACTCTGCTTGTAGTTTAGCTTTACCCATACCATAGAAAAGACCCAAATTGATCACCTTAGCTTGTGATCGTGGTATTTCAGCCATTTCTGCTACGATTTTGTGAAAGTCGGTCGACGGGTCAGTGTCGTATGAATCTGCAATTGTATTTACTGAAGGTAGTCCATAACGTAATGCATAGTGTGCAACAAGTCTTGGTTCCTGTTGCGAGTAGTCAAAGCAGCCCCACTTGCATCCTTGTTCAGGTATAAACAAACTTCTAATCATTGGACCCAAAACTTTATCTCTTGCAGGTATTTGTTGAAGGTTTGGATTTGAGTATGAAAAACGTCCAGTGATTGTTCCACCATCATCAGATCTAATTTGATTTATCTCTGCATGTATTCTACCTTTGTGTTCGTGTTTTAATATGGTGTCTATAAATGTTGTATTTACTTTATTAATCTTTCTTGCTTCAGCTATCTTTTGTATGATAGGATGAGTATGATTAGAAAGGAAATTTTTAGTAAATGAAGGCTCATCAGATTTTGCTGTACGTTCGTAAGACAGGTTTAGTTTTTGAAAAACTTTTTCAATTGATCTTGCTGCCCATATTTGAACATCTAGTTGTGTTTCTTTTTGAACTTCTTGCAATAATAATTGCTCTTGTCCTATCAATTCCTTACGCAGTTCGTAAGCTCGTTGAGTATCTACGCGAACGCCTAAGAAACGCATATCCACAAGACAAGGAAAAAGATCCGTTTCTAGATTAAAAATATCTTGAAGATCATTTTCAATAATTAATTTTTTTACATGTTGCCAAAGTTTAAAGGTTAACTCTGCATCTTTTTCAGCGTAAGCTCCAACTTCATGAGCAGGTAATCTCCACATGTCAGCTTTTGGATCTAGTCCTCTTGACTTAGCGGCTTCGTTTAAGGCTCTTTCATTTTTACCTTCATTTAAAAAATGCCAGGACAAAGTATTTAACGTATACGAAAATCTATTCTCATCTAATAAAGAACATGCAATCATTGTATCCACAACTAAACCATTGATTTTTAAACCTAAATTACGTATCCAACAAACATCATACATAGCATTATGAAATATTTTTGTAGCTGGACACTCAAGAATATCTTTAAACCATTCAAGAGTTTTATCTCTATTCATGTTAGGTCCCTCTTGGTGAGCTATGGGAAAATACCATTTATCATTATATGTTGCTACAGCTATACCCACAACTTCTCCATTATCTATGACTGCACCTGATCCTCTAGATTTTAAATCAGGATCTCTTGTTTCCAAATCAATTGCAATCTCATCGTAAGATCTAAGATCTGGATACTCTGTAGGTTGAACCCATTCTGTTTGTGGTAATATCATTTCTTTTTAATGTCTCTTAATTTTTTTATTTCTAAATCACAATAATGCTTAATCTTTTCTAGATCTTCTATGCCATTTTTATTCAAATACCTGCAAACATATTTCACAACATTTCCTTGGAAGAATGAAAGATCATTCTTTGATATAAATTCATATGGTTGAATCACAAATGATCGGTAGTGAGATCCTCCAATTTGTTTATCTTGCGGAAACGCATCATCAAATATATCTTTACTTGTCATAGTTCATACTCCTTTAATTTCTTTTTTGCTTTTAATTTATATAAATTATTTCTTGCTCTCGTGATCCCAACATACCACACTCTATGCTCTTCATCTTGTTTGTCAATACTTGATTTAATTCCTTGCTGAACAGTACGACCTTGATGTAAAGATAAAATTACATTGTCTTCTTCACCACCCTTTATTGCATGAATAGTTGATAACCATATTCTTGCTTTCTCTTTTAAATTTTCTTTTGATGCAATTAAATTTCTTAAATATAAAATTTCTTTTTGATCTGCAGAAAACTTATCATACCATGGAACTTTAACATCCCAGTTACCTGTAGGCATGTACTCTTTCACTGCACTT